TGTTTTTAAATGTTAAACTTATGTTATAGTAGGTTAAATGCTGCTACTTCATCGGTAAATCCAATTGCAGTACCAGCAGTATATCTCATGATTACTCTAAAGTTTTGTGAACCATCAATGTCAGCCATATCTAGTACGCGAACTTCGTTATAATCTGAAAGTAATCCGGTCCCGAAGTGGAAGTTAGATTTCTGTCCAGCGATAATTGTGTTATCACTCATACCAGGTGAATGAATCAATTCGATTCCTTGGAAGTTAGATGGTTTCTCACCTACGTTTAATTGGCTGTTAAATGAACCAACGTTTACAATACCTGATTGAGATGATTGCCATGCTTTCATTACTTTAGTACCTACATAGATTACAGTATCTTCTTTACCATATACAGTTGATGGAATAGCATCAACAACACCAGTAAGAATATCTACTACGTTATCTTTAGATACAGCTCCATTTGGCCATACAGTTGAACCAGAAATTGCTGGTTGGAATGATGTAGCTGAACCAGATGATGCAGCAACTACTGTTTCAAATCCTATAAAGCTACCATTACCAATACCACCTTGCCAGATTGAAGTTTCAGTTGCTTCTGCAACTTTACCACCTACATAAGAAATTAGGTAATCAGTAAAGTTTCTTGGGATTTCATCAAAAGCAGAATATCCTAAAGATAATGCTTCCCATGAATCTAAGAAGTTTTGCTTACATAATTCTAAGTTTACTTGCAATTCTTTTGGTTCTAAGATAGTTTCTGTAATTGCTACAGAACCAGAAGTTGCAAAATCACATGATGCATCTTGTACGATACCAGATACATCTAATTTTTGAATCACCTCTTTGTATTTTACATTCGGGTGAATCTCTACGTTTCCTTGGTCAAGTGTTTTTGCACTTAACAACGCTGCTGCAATATAATCTGAACTAGCTTCTCCAGCATAAGTTGAGGTTACAGTTGGCAACGCAAAGTTTTGTTGTTTTCTCATTTTTTCTCTCTAATTAATTAGTTGTTATACATTCTTGAAAGAACAGATGAATGATAGTTAGGAGTAAGTTTCTTATTAGCTACTTTACTAAACTTAGATGCTTCAACAGGTGCTCCATCAAGTTTTTTAGCTTCTACTTCCTTCTCATCTTCTTCCTCTAGTTCCTCTTCAATAGTTTCTTCTTGTGCTTCTTCTAGTTTCTTTTCTAACTCATCAATACGATAAGCCATCTCTTCTACTTTCTTAGCAACATCTTCTAAGTTGATAGTGATTTCATCTTCACCTTCTTCAGTTACTTCTTCTTCGAGTTCTTCCTCGTCAGTTTTCTCTAAAGCCTGTGGGATATCTTCATCAACTTCAATAGTTTCTGCTGACATGTCCTCTTCTTTATCATCTCCGTGTTCTTCAAGTTCTACGTTTTCACGTTCTTTGATGACACCTCCCTCCGTAATGATTTTGAAACGAACAGTTTCACCTTCAGCACCGGTGAGTTCTAATTCGTGTTCTCCATCTGGTGCTGGTGTTTTTGTTCCATCTTCTGAAACAACTTCAACAGATTCACCTACATCGAAAGTTGGAGATTCAAGAATAGTACCATCTGCAAGTTTTGCGTAAGCAAGTTTTACATCTTCTTCGTTCTTTAACGATAAAAGTTGCATAATCCTACCTAATACTGTGTTTGAATCCATAATTATCTCTCGTTTTTAAATTTAACCTTATAACAAATAAGGTTGGGTTTATAGTAATTTTTAATTTATTTGTGACCAACTAGTACCATTGTGATAATACAAGTTAGAAGCTGATACTGCTAATTGACCAGTAGCACCTGTTGGTAGAGGGTCTTGTGCTGGTAATTGAACTACCGAATTAAACTCTACTGTTCCTGTTGGTGAATTTATACTTGGTGTAACTAGTTCTTCTACTGCTTGAAGTTGAGTAGCTTCTATTGGGTTACCTTGTTCTAATATTAAAGAACCACTAAGGATGGTGTTATTAGATATAGTTAGGGTACCTGTTGATGAAGCTATAGCTGGTGTAACTAGTTCTTCTACTGCTTGAAGTTGAGTAGCTTCTATTGGGTTACCTTGTTGTAAGATTAAAGAACCACTAAGAATAGTGTTATTAGATATAGTTAGAGTACCTGTTTGTGAAGTTATAATTGGTGCAACAAGTTCTTCTTCTGCAACTACTTGAGTTGCTGAAATTGAATTGTTAGCTTCTAAGTTAACAGAACCACTAATATCAACATTGTTAAATATAGTTACTTTTCCAGTTGTTGAGATTATAGATGGAGTAACTAATTCATCATATGCTTGAACTTGAGTGGCTTCTATTGGGTTACCTTGTTGTAAGATTAAAGAACCACTAACAACAGTATTCATCCCTAAAGTTATAGTTCCTGTTGGTGAAGCTATACTTGGTGCAACCAATTCTTCATATGCTTGAACTTGAGTGGCTTCAATTGGGTTACCTTGTTCTAATATTAAAGAACCACTAATAATAGTGTTATTTCCTATCGTTACTGTTCCTGTTGGTGAAGCGATATTTGGTGCAACTAACTCTTCTGCTTGAAATTGAGTTGCTACTACTGGGTTACCAGATTGGACTTGTATTGAACCACTAACAACAGTATTGTTAAATATAGTTAGGGTGCCTGTTGGTGAAGCGATACTTGGTGTAACAAGTTCTTCATCTGCAACTAGTTGAGTTGCTGAAGCTGAACCAGTTACTACTAATCCTCCACCTAATCCAATTTTAGGTCCAATATCTAATATTCCCTCATGTCTTAAAGTACCATAAGTTTCAATATCAGGATCTCCAAGATTAACTAAACCTTGTGAGTTTACTTTTAATTTTCTACTACCTGATGCAAATATATCTAAAGGAGTTGTTCCACCTAAAATATTTACTGATGTTCTAAATCCTTTGTCTGCTACAATATTACTACCAAAGTGAACTGAAGCATCTCCTCCTTGATATTCTGCAGAAGATGAAATATATTGGTAGAATAAAGGTACTAATGGTGTTCTTGGAGTAGTATATTGTGGTCCTGTTGCAACATATACACCAACTGTATCATAGTATGAAGAATCTAAACTATATCCATACGAAATAATTCTTGATGGAGTACCTGATATCCATAATGAGGTATCGTTATTATCTGAATCTTCAGACCTACCCCATAAACCAGCACTTGTAAATTTAGTTAATGGAAAACTATCCACATTACTTTGAATACCAATTGAATCAGTACCTATTGTAGCAAGATTATCCTCATTATCTCTTACATATATTTTAGCTTGAGTTCTATCTGATTTTAGATACATAGAACCTGTTAATTCTAATCTTCCCTCACCTTGTTCAGCTGATGATGAGTTGTATAATGTTAAGATATCCTGACCTTGTTTCTGTATTGTAAATGCCTTAAAATCAGTATTTGATGTTTGGTCATTTATTGTTTGTGGTTCAGTAAATGTATTAGCTACGTTTGTATAAGCAACATCACTACCTAAAGTTAATCCACTACCATCACCAACGAAAGAACCTGTAAAGGTTGAACCTGTTACATCACCTGATGCACTTATATTACCTGATGCGGTTACATCACCTGTTACTTGAACTGATGTTGCACCTCCACCTAATGCTTGTAATTGTATAGGATTGCCTACTATTCCAGTAAATCCTCCGTTTACTGATACAAATGAAGAACCGCTTGAATGTCCTAATACTATATAAGATGCAGCCCCACTACCAGTATTTGCATTGTATATACCTACTTGACCAGATTGACCTGTAAAACTAATTCCATTACCTGCTTCTCCCCAAGAACCACTAATTTTATCTCCACCATAGGTACTGATACCTCTAATAGATGAATTAGTAAACTTATCTACACCATTAAATCCACCTTCTATGATTACTGGTGATGAATCTCCAGGACCTGATGTTACTGTAAATGCTGTTGAGGATGGGTCATCAATTGTTACTGACCCACTAATTATTTGGTCACCATTAAATGTATTTGAACCAGTAGTTGCTACTCCTACTGGTACGGCTCCTGAGAATGATGAGGTTGGTATTGGTTGAGCAACTCCATCTATATCTCCTACCCATGCATATCCTTCTTGTATATTTGGAACATCATTACTTCTACCACTACCTAATACTAATATCTCTCCTTCTGTTGCATTTGATTTTACACAAGTACCAATGTTCTGTATTAAAGCAGAACCTGTTGGTTTAGTTGAAGTTAAAGAACCATCTCCATTTACATATACTGTAGCTCCTGGTGTAAGGTTAGAAGTATTAACACCTCGTATTCTACCAGTTAAGATTACTTCTCCTACTGCATTATTTGAAATTGCTTCTTGAGTAATACCAATTGCTGGCATTAGGGTTGGTTCATCATAAGAAGCTGTATTAATGTTTATCTTATCACCAGTTACACCTGATGAATGTACTGCATATCCTTTAGGGATATCATGACCTGATGTATTCTTTGCAAGTACGAATATTTCATAGGCGTTATCTGAAATAATTGCGTGTGATGCAGATAATGCGTTATCAGCATATGAAGCTGATAAAACAGCTGAACCAGTTAATGCAAGTGAATCTGCTATATCACTATTGAATTGTCTGATATCAGCAGGTGTGATTTCTTGTGATGTGTTGTCAGGAAACAGAAAATTACTCTGTGATATTAACCCTTGTCTATCTAATTGACTCATATCTTATCTCTATATTTAATCTATCAGTATATCAAAACCACTTGAGAATCCACTTGAGAATGCTCCTGTCTCTACTGGAGGTATTGCATTGATTCTACCAATTCCTTGATTGGTCAAATACCCATCACAACATCTTACCGAATATGTGTTGGAATTTAAACACAAACAACCTCTACGAGAGTTTCTCGGAGAAGAGTGTGAAAGAGTAGGTCCAATATAAAGACCAGATGCTCTGTGTTTTCTAAGTTTCCTTGAATATGACATTATTCTTTTATACCTATAACAAACTTAACGAGGTTTATATTTGTTCATATGTTCCTTATGGATAAGTTTTTCCATTAAGGCTTTATCAGATAGGTATGCGAGGTAGAGTAAACATTCCTCTAAGGGTTTACGAGTTATCTCATCAAACTTTAAGATATCTTCTCCTGCAAGTTGGACAACTGTTGAATAGCTTCCCCACTTTCTTCCAAAATTGACTTGATGTTGGGTGATATCTCCATCTGGTTCTTCAAAGAGTTCAGGGTACCTTTCACTAAGTCCTTGTATAAACGAATAAAGAAAAAAAAACAGCCAAAGTGAAAATCCATTCCCACATCCCACCATTTATCTTCATCCCATGGTTCTACTCCATTGTATTGTTCTATCTCATAGAGTGCTCCTTTGGTTTTCTTTATAGGTCTGTATAAGATAGATAAGATAGTTGGCCATTCATTATTGAGTTGTATATTCTCAAACTTAGAGATATCCAAGTATGCTCCATAAGGCATTGTACTCAAGTTAGGTTCAAACCCATACTCAGTATCACCAATGGTTATTCTTCGTTGTAAAGGATAATCTGTCTTTCCTAAGAGTTTAGTTAAATCTTGTCTGATATTTGATATAACATCACTATCTAACTCTTTAACCATATCAGGAGTTATTCCTGTCAGGTTATATACCAAGAATGCATCTTGTGCTTCAGTATCACCTTCGTGAGTATCTAAATCTTTTTGTAATTGAATATATTGTTTTAGTGATATTGCACTAAAATCATTGGGTACTGTTATCTCTATCTGTTTCTTCATAGTTTATATCTATAATATCTTTTGGTTGTTCTAAATCTGATATCTTCATGTTCTGATATCCTATGTGAGATTTAAGTTGGAAGTTCTCACCTCTTTTCTTTATCACCTCACCATTCTTTAACTTGAGTTGAGCTTGTAAATCTTCTATATCGTTCTTTAGTTTGTTAACATAGTTGGATAACATAATGATATCCATATACAAATCTTCTCTACTTTTCTCTGTAAACTCTTTTGGTATTTGTTGTGCCATTACTTAAATGTTAGTGTGTATTTTCCTTTGTTCTGTTGTTTGATTGATAATCTTGACATTGCAACATATCTTAATCCATCAATCAAGTGGTCTAATCCACCTTCGGGTTTATCTAATGCAATCCCATACTTATCTGTTGCCCATTGGTAAGAATAAAGTTCGTTAATTAAGTTCTGTGAACTTCTTGGTACACATATACCATAGTTCTGTAATACTCCTATACCGAACTTAATTGAATCAGGTCCTTTCTTTACTGGTTTAATATTGAAACCACTTCTGTATATTTCTTCTATCAACCTTGGTTCTGCTGAATCTGCCCATATCTCTGTGTTACCAACATTTAGTTCATCAAGTTTATCTATGATATCTTTGGTTACCATACCTTTTTCATATAGTAACTCTCTAACATATAACATATCACCTTTCTTGTGAACTGCTACCAAAGCAGTTGGGTCATTGGAAAATCCAAAGTCAAGACCCATTGCAATCAATTCTTCTATTGGGTTATCATCTACTATTTGGAATGTAAAGATTGCTCTATCGTTAGGAGCAAACTCACCTTTACCATAGATTGCCCAATACTTTGGATTCTTCCATTCTAAATCCTCGATAGCCTTAACCATTTCTTGTGGTAAGTAAGGATTATCTTTGTAGGTAGTTACAAATCTTTCTACATCATCTTGTTCTCTTAACCAATGGTAAGGTGAAACAGTTGGGTTATAAGCTAAAACTATATTGCCTTGACAACGAATAGAAAGTTGGAAGTAACTTTCCTCATCTATCTCGGATGCTTCATCGATAAATAGGACATCTGATTTAACCCCTCTTAACTTCTCAGGATCATCTGTATTGATAAACGATAAGGTAGAACCATTCCCAAAAGAAAAAATCCTGTCTGAGATGTTGTATCTATCTGTTTCCCAAATTCCAAGTGTAGTAAGGATATCCTTGAAATCTTTAATCACAGAACGTTTAAGGGAAGGAACAGTTCTTCTTACCACAGTTACATCTAATCTCTCTTGTAAACAACGAACAATCAACCATTGGAGTATCGCATATGTTTTACCCGAACGAGTACCTCCAATATGTTGAGTTATTCTCTTCTTAGCGTTAAGAAGATTATCAAAAGTTACAGTTGTATCAATGGTTATCTTCATTCTTCAATTTGTTCGTCCGAACCACTCCTATTGATGTTCACAGTTATCTGTTGTATTCTCTGGTCTATCTCTGCTCTCATCTCTACCGATTTTTGTTTAGGTACAATGTATTCTAACAATCTTAGATAAAGTTTTGCAGCCTCTGTGGGGTTTTCCTTCCTAATCTTCTCTAAATCCTCTGAGATGTTGTTTAAACCTTGATTTGCAACACGAGCAATAGTTAACTTTGCCTGTTCAGTACTTCTGTTCAGTGCTCCTTTTGGTCTCCCTTTACCTAACTTATTGTTTTTCTCGAATGGCATGTTTTCGTATGTTATTTAAACATATAACAAAGATATATAGATATATTAGTAAAGAGTGTATTGAACTAATAACTCTTCTCCTTCACTTATCTTTCTAATACTATGCAAAGTTCTTATTGTCAACCCTTCTTTTATTATACAGTTAGGATTATCTGAATGATTGATAAAACCTCCTAATGGTGTTCTAATTATCTCATCTTCTATCCAATGGTGTGTTATACCAAATGAATGATTATCGTTTATCTCAGTTGTTGTAAATAACCCCAGTCCATCTATATTAGATTGTTTTATGGTTACTTCATTTGGTAAAGGTCTATATGTACCTTTAAAATCCTTCACTTCTATTGATGGTCACCTTCTCTACGAAGTTCTTTCAACATTCTATCGTTTTCTCTGATAGCTTCTTGTTTTTCTTTTCTACGTTTAGTAGTAGGTTTGATGTACTCTTTTCTTTTCTTTAACTCTTGTATATGTTCTGATTCTTTTACCAAACGTTTAAATAGTTTAAGTGCTCTACCTATATCACCTTTTCTTACTCTTATCGTTACCAATGATTTCTTCATAGTTATATATTTGTATATAGATATATATTAGTAGTAGTTAAAATCAGTTAATCGGTTTCCTTTTTGGTTTCCTCTTGCTTTCTGTTCCATCAAAGCTTTATCTGATTCAGAGTAAGTATCCCAAACAAACTTTTGATACCAACCTTCTTTTTCGTGCATCAAATCACAAATTTCTTTAATATATTGTTTCCAAAGGTGATGGTTGTTGTAATCATGATTCAAAGATTGATTTGCTCCTTGTGGTCTATACCATAAATCAGTTGGATATCTTTCTTTTATCTTTTGTTTTTGTTCATAGTACTTCTTGTAGTATTCGTTCTCCATTAACATATCTTCATTTTTAGAAGATATTGCATTTTTTGAGTATGGCATCATTTATTGTATTTATCGTTAAACTTATCTTTTAAATGTTGTTTTATCTTTTTTACGTTTAAAAACGTAGTGGATTTACTAATCCCTATATCCTTTGATAGTTCTTCCATCGTCTTATCACCAAATACATAAAGTTCATATATCTTAGCTGATGACCACATAGAGGTACTTTGTAGAAAATCTATCTCTTTCTTTATCTCATCAAACACCTCTTGATTGTTTATATCCGAATTTATATCGTATGGTATATCTTCTGTATCTCTCCATTTATCAGGATATATCTTTTTGTTTTCTCTTTTAACCAAGTTTATCCAACGAGAACGTAAAAAGTTATGACAGTACAAAAGATTAAAAGAATCATTGAAGAATAACTTTGGGTTCTTCTTCTCACCAAGATAAAGATATAAATCTTGTACCAAATCTTCTGCAACTGGTTTGTTCTTGGTTAGATTATAACTAACTGCTTGCAACCAATCATTGTGTTTAAGGTAAAGGGTTCCTAATCTTGTCTGTATCTCTATTTCTAAAGAACCACTATTCATACCAATCTTTAACAAAAGCTCTTATAGTTTCAACACCTCTTCTCCAATGTTGTGCAGATTTACCACACATACAAGGTTGTTTTTCTTGAGTGTTTACTATTTTAGTGTATTTACTCCATACCCATCCTGCAACATCAGGAGATAGGTGTGAACCAATACCTTCTATAACTTCTTTCATCTCAGATACTTCTTCTTCTGTGAATCTTTCTCTATCTAATTGTGTCATAATTACCAAAGTTTTATTTCATTACATCTACCATCAAACTTTTTACAAGTCAAACGATTTAACCATTGTTCTCTTTCACAACAACCACAAGTTTGGAATCCAAACAAATCTACTGCAATCCATGATGCAATATATTTTCCCCATCCAAGTGTTACAATATTGATTAGAACTGCTAACCAAGTTCCTAATTTAATTTGACATAAATCTACCTTTTTCATCTCTTTTACGGTTTACCCAAACTGGGATATTATCTTTTCTAAAATCTGTTTCTGTATAATAATCTTTTAAATCAGGGTTATATCTTACTGTATGTGTCTTTCTTTCACCACTTGACCAATCTATCTTGTGTACCACATCCTTTATAACTCTAAATACTATGTTAGGATTGATATCATATATCTTAGCAACTTTTTTATAAGAACCAAGTTTTTTATAATGTTCGATAAACTCATCTCTGTATTCTCTCCAATGGGTATCTTTTCCTTTGTAATATTTGGTTTTGTTATTCCTTGGAGTAAGTAATTGTAAGTTATCTATTGAGTTATTAGTTGTATCACCATCAATGTGGTCTATCTCTTTACCTTCAGGTATCTCACCTTTGAAAGTTTCCCAAACTAATCGATGAACATATTGTAATTTACCCTTCGGATACTTTTCATTAAATAATCTTACTTGAAAGTATCCCTTCTTACTCTGTGATGCTCTCTGTGGTTTTAAAACTTTTGCTTTTTTCCACATACTTGATATCACTTCACCTTCTTCTGTGATTTTATATTTGTTGTTATATCCTTCTATTACTACCATATCATAATGTTATTGATTGTATCTTTATCTCATCATCTAAGATGTTATCTAAGAACCATTCCCACTCTTGTATCTTTTCTGATAACATCTGATAATCTTTTACCGCCTGAGGTTCTGAGTAAACATAGTAAAGTGCATTCTCTTCTATCTGTTGTTGAACCTTACTGTACTCGTTTATCTGATGTTTAACGAACTTTCTCAACTTAGGGTATGATATTATACTATCGTTGGGTGCGAAGTGTTCTAAGAAGTTCTGTGATTTGTCTATATCGTTTCCATGCATAATCATCTTGTCCACTTTGTGCTAATGTAAGTTGAGCTCTTTGTTCTTCTTCAAGCTTTTGGATTTCTTGTTCTCGTTTCATAGTATAATAAAATCATCTTCATCTTTAGGTGTTCTCAACTTTCTCTGATTGATTACGAAAAGATTGATTGATTTCCATTGTTTAAAATAGAACCTTCTTGTTTCCTTTACATCTTTAAGTATATCCATAGCCAGTTGTTCGTATGTATCTGGCATCTTGATATCTCTACTGTATTGTTCTGCTTCATCAAGTAGTTCAATTACTTTCTTCTTATCTGATACAAGTGTATCAAACTCTTTTTTGAGTTTTGCTTCAAACTCTTCTGGTGTTAGTGTTTTGCTCATAGTTTATACATTTTTAAATAATTTGTTAAATTGTTCTTCTGATACTTCTGTGTTCCAGTTTTTAGTTTCTTTATCATCATAAAAGCGTTTATCCATATACCCATTCATATCTTTTCTAAACTCTTCATCTTTCTGTCTGTGTTCTTCAAATACCTCATCCATATATTCATGCATATCTTCTTCATACTCTTTATCTTTAAGCTTATCTTTAGATTTATCTTCCTCCTTCTCTTTATCTTTATCTTTATCTTTATCTTTACCCGTATCGATAGGGTATTCTAAACTTTTAGATAGGGTATCAATAGGGTATTGATAGGGTATAGATACACCTAAACTTTCTAACTTTTCTCTAGCAGATACCACTGCTTTATTGTTAGAAGTTTCCCAATTACTACCATACTGAAATGACATAAACTTTGGTATAAAGTATATATCCTCAGTTAGAGGTTGTAATCTTTCTTTAAAAATTGTAAGTAAATCTTGTTCAGTAATAGAAGTGTTACAATGAAAGTTTAATCTTCTCATACTCTTTCTCCAAACTCCTGCATTATCACAGTCATCTAGCAAGTATAACCAGATTATTTTAAAATCATTTGATAGATTTTCAAAAAATGGGTCTTTCCATTTCTCAGCATCTGTAAATCTTTTTGTTGCCATATAATATTCCTTTCAGTTAATTTATACAAAGATACGAAACTTTTTCTAAACTTCCAAATATTTTGAAAAGTTTTTGAACACACAGTTCCATATTTACCTCTGTATATATAAATATAACTATATGAACCAAAACGTAAAAAAATATATAAAAAAAAGCCACCCTTGTGTGTGAAGAGTGGCTTATCATGAAAGGTATAATATAGTCTGGATACAAATGGCAACAAATGTATCTATGTACACATATAACAACTCAGTTTAAAAAAGTTTTATAAAAAAAGTTGTTATTTTATTTGGATATATGAAAAATATTTCGTATATTTACAGAGTAAATGTGATTAAGTGTTTCGGTCACTATAAAGAAACGAAACCATAATTTAAATTTTTACATATGTTATTAACATTAACGAGTAAACAGAAAAGAGCTATTGAAGATGGCCGTAGTAAACGTAAAAGATTGGTTCGTGTTA